ACGGCCAACTGATTGACCTTTGCCCACTCGTCTGCTGAGTTTTCCATAAGTCCAGCGTATGCTGTGCGCAGTGTATCTACCACAACTACATCTGGCTTAACGCTGTCTACCCAGCCCTGCAATTCAATCAGACCTTCTTTGGTTCGTAGGTTCATCTCATGGTTGTCTAGAAACGGCGTCCAGATTTGTAGCCTGTCTTGTGTATCTCCGTGTACTTGACGCATCTCAAGCAGACGTCGAGCAATGGTTGACATGCCCATCTCAAAGTCGAGATATAAAACCTTGGATGGCTTCATGATCTCGAACGGCCCGAAATATTTCTTGCCTGCCGCCAGTGCAGCCATTGCGTTCTGTACGAACATCGACTTACCGTGACCACTGTAGCCGTAGACCTGAGTGATCGAGGCTGGAGGCAGCCACGGCTCGATAAGGTACTGTCTTGCAGAGCTTTTTTCTATCATGTCTTCTGCATCGTGCATCATGATGAGCTTTCGGAGACGACCTCCACCAGTCTCGGCTTCCTTATCTTCGTCAATCTTTTTACGATGTATGTAGTCACCCTTGTCATCAAATCTGTCTGGATGATTACGCTTCTCGCTCTGCTCCATACTCCGACAGGTAGCCTCGAACTCGGCCTCTGGTAACTGGTGCTCGAAAAATTCATTCATGAAAGCATAGCCACGCACGCGCAATTCGGGGCCAAAGTTACCCTCCATTATCTGCTCAGATATGTACTTCATAACACGTTCATTACGACCGTTACCCACACCAGTTGGTATCTTTAAAGTTGTAGGATATGTCTCCCTCACATACTTGGCCGTTCGATCCCACTCACTGATAAACTCGTCGGGATTACGTGCGACCACATCGCTTAGATCGAGATCGGCAAAGGTAAACGTTCCTTCCTCTTTAAGCTTTGGAGACCAGTCTTCCCAGACGGGAAACTCGTCAGGGTCTAGATCAAAGCCAGACGGGATGTCCCAAGTATAGTTGTTGGAAGGTGGACAGAGAGCGTATGATCCATCTCCCCGAAAGTCCAATCCATTTATGCGAGGCCAATCTGCACCACGACTGTTGACGCCTGCCCTTGGGCCACGACGAACACCATCTCTTGGATGCTTGAAATAAAGATGATGGCCGCGCTTTGTCTGAACACGATAGGGTGACTTCATATCCGAATCAAACGCTGCGTGCAGTGCCTCTTCGTTGTCGCAATCCACAACTACGACACCTGAGATAGCGCCAGTGATAAGCGCAATTGGATCGTTCGGGAAGTCAGTCCACCATTGCTCTACTTCTTCATAAGTTGGAAGGACGTCTTGATATTGCTTCCACTTAATTCTTGGTCGCTTTGTGTCGGGCTTGCATGGTATGATTGACCATCCAAGATCAAGCAGTTCAAGAGCTGCCTCCATGTTTGTTTTCATTCTTTGTCTCCTCAAAGTATTTGTCTAGCTCAAGTTCGGGATGAGCTGTTTTTATTTTTTCTAGTACGGTTGTTCGAATGTGACCCCTGCGCACCCAAGCATAGGGGGCCGTCCTGACAACCCCTACTGCGTTTGCGACTGCGGCGGCTCCACCCAAGTCTCGGACAAGCCTGCCGATATTTAAGTTTTTCATTTTTTCCTCTTGCTTTGGTGTACCTCTTAGGATACATACGGAAGGTGTCAAGTACAGTCAATGGAATTGTCGGTACGAAAAATAAGGAAATGATATGAAGTTCAAGCCAAGCAGCACTGGGTCACTGATGAGCGACGGCCCCAGTAAGACAATGCTCTACGCTCACCACGGATTTGGGAAAACATACCAGTGTAGATTTTACCAAAAGCGATATGGAAAAGGACTGATCGTCAGCGGTGAAGCTGGCCTCAAGTCTGTCGAAGATGTCGATATAGATTATATTCCATTCACCAGTTGGGATGGTGAGTGCGATGAGGACGCTGGTGTTTACAGCTTTATGCAAATCTTCAAGTGGCTTACGCATCCTGAGTTTCTCAAAGCTCAAGGCTACAAGTGGGTAGCAATCGACAGTCTTACTGAGATGTCTGACCGCCTGATGGAACACCTTGAAGAGGTACATGCCAACAATAAGAACGGCTTTGAAAAGTGGGGCGACAACAGTCGTATGATGACAGGAGTTCTCAAACAGATACGTGACCTACCTGTGCATGTGTTCGTTACTTGCCTAGCCAAGGAAGAAGATGACGCGAATGGTGTCACTCAATACTGGCCGCTGGTGAAGGGTAACGCAGTTGCCAAGCACATTCCCGCTATCTTTGATCATGTCTTCGCTGGCGTTCGCACGACCGAGACAGCCGAAGGTGGGCCACCCAAAGTCGTCCGTCACTTCGCAACAGACGAAGTCAGCGGTTGGCACGGCAAGACAAGAGACCCTCAACGTAAACTAAAAGCAGTGGAACGCTGCGACGATGTCACTGAGTTGCTGGCTCGGATGGCAGAGAAAAAAATTAAGGAGAAAGCAGCATGAGTTTTAATTTCAAAGATTTAGATTTGTCTGATGTAGATGCAGACGGTGGCCCAACTAGCAATAGAATTGGTGTAGGAACACACGAAGTTACCATTTCAGACGCAGAGGTTAGGCAGTGTGCTAATCCCAAGCACTACATGGTGCGTGTGAATTTTCATGACAAAGATGAGAAGACAATCCGCAACGATTTTAACGTAGTCAACTCCACCAAAAAAGCCGTGGAAATTGGTCAAGCTCAATTAAAAGCTTTGTTGCAAGCAAGCAGGCATCCAAACCCAGACAAGCCAGATGATGTGGCATCACTAAAGGGACTGAAGGTTCAAATTAAAGTTGAGCTAGGCAAGCCCCGTGACGATGGTAATACATGGCCAGAGATTAAAAGTTACATGCCTGTTGGTAGCGACATCAATGACGAGATACCATTTTAAGTCATGTTGTTTTGGACGGTAATGATAATTTCGTATGTTGTCGAAGGCGAGGAAGTGCAGTCAAAGCTGCTCTTCCCCTCGTCTGCGGCGTGCAGTCAGGCATTATCGTCGATCTATGCAGAAGTTTATAAACACTACGAGGACAGTCTCGCTGTGTGTAAGCCAACAGACATACCATCAAAAGCACTTATCCGACCACGAGCACGTCCATGAAAATTACAACCGCCGAAGAGATCGTGCAGGCAATAGACGTTGGGTATACTCAGCGTAAAATACAAAGGGCGAGAGAGTACATCGGAGCATCAGGTGTTGGGTCTCCTTGCGATGCCGCTCTAGCGTACTCTCTTCGGGGCTTTCCAGAACCTCAGATCGCCCCTCGTACCCAGCGCATTTTTGCGCTGGGTCACCTTCTTGAAGACATCGTGGTGAGCGACCTCAAAAAAAATGCAGACGTCCGTGTCTTTGAGGTGGATGGACTGACGGGCAGACAGCACAGCTACAGCATGTACGGTGGTCACGTCTCGTGCCACATGGACGGACACATCGAGACAGACGATGGCGTTCTGCGCTGTCTTGAAATCAAGTCTATGAACCACGCCAGCTTTCAGAAATTTGTTAAGCACGGCGTGAAGAAAGCGCATCCGAAATATTTTGATCAGTTGCAGATGATGATGGGCATGTCTGGCTTTAGGGAAGCTGTCTTTATCGCGATATCGAAGAACACTAGCGAGTATCATTGTGAGTTTGTTGAGTACGATAGCATTCAGTATTCCTACCTCATGTCTCGCGTTGAGAATGTCATGTCTGGCAATGCCGAAAAGGTGTCAGACAGGGCAGACGACTGGCGGTGCAACTTCTGTTTCAAGAAGGCCGCCTGCTGGGAAGGGCTGGAGGTGGAAGTACGCTGCTCTACTTGCACTTCTGCCTTTCCCAGAGAGGATGGTGGGTGGCATTGCGACAAGCATGATCGCCAGTGCCATGACCCCTGTGATGATTACAAACTATACGAACCAAAACCTAAAGGTGGATGATGGCCAAGTGGGACATGTCGAGGTTTACGAACCCAGACGAGAAAAAGATTAAGCGTCTGACCGAGGACAACGAGAGATACATCGAAGCTCTAACACTGATCAGAGACGTGGCCGAGGTCAGCGAGGGTGTAGATTGGTACAGATTTATAGCGGCCAATGCTTTGAACGAGGAGGGGAAGTGAGCATGAACACTCGTAATTTTAACGTCGGCAAGTCTGACTACTCGAAGAGACGTATTCAGCCGTGGGATATATGGCTGGAGTACAATCTAAATCCTTGGGATGCGGACATCATCAAGCGTGTCTTGCGTGAAAAGGGAGAACGTCGCCTAGACTATGAGAAGATACGGCACATATGCGACGAACGTATTAGACAGATAGACAGCGAGACATGACAGACTTGAACCCAGCGCAGAAGGCAGAGATGGATCATCTCAAAAGGATGGTACATATCAGGGAGTACGAGGAACTTCTCTCTCATCCTGACGCAAAGCATAATCTTTATTACGCACGAAGCGATCTCAAGAAGTTTATCAGCCAGCTCCGTAAGGCTGGCCTCAATATCTAATCAATCAGTTCGAAGTGTGGGCCATCCATGAACGCACGCTTACCCATTGCACGCTTCTTGTCTATGTAAGCGTTCATTGCATCTTCCATCGTTCCGTTCCAATGACGAATGTCCATTGGGTAAGGGATGGTTCCTGTTGACCAAGATGCTCCCCAACATATTGCAACGCCTGCATCCTTGGCTGCTTGGGCCATAGCGTCAGCGATATTATCGTAGACGTTTAATTCCCAGCATGCCCTTGAACCCTCAGACGTCTGCACATAGGCCATCAAGTCTACTGCCTTGCCTTCAAGATGACGGCTCTTCATCGTCTGGCTTGCCCCAGATTTTACAAGAGCACGCTGCTCATCAACCGTACGCATGCCGCAAATCACACCGAAATCTATTTCTGTCATGTGGATCGCGCTCTTTACAACAGATTGCAGCCGCTCGTCTACGCCTTCGAGCCTGTCTAGGCTGCGCTTACTGAGTTTAAATGTCATGTCTTTTTCTCCTATGCATTGATGTTCACGTCTAAGAAACTGATGCACTTCCAAGCTAAAATTTTATGATCGGGGTGGATTTCAGTTATGGCTTGTAGTCCAAAATTTTGGACAGCAAGTTCGCATACTTCTCTCGTTTGAAAGAACGGACTTCCTATTGAGTTACAGCTCGTTGAAGAGCAGACTAGGAAGACCGCAGTCCAAATCATTTTTTGCCGCCAAAAAATTTAGTTGCTGATCTAACTGCGAAGCTACTCGCTACGATTACCCCCAAGGTGTAGCTGTACCATTGAGGCATGGTTTCTAGTGCAGCAAAACCGTCTGTCACTGCCTGTTTTGACCACTCAAAAGGAAGAAACGAAAGTATAAGCGGGATACTAAAAAGCAAAACCAGATACTCATCCTTCCAAGAATTTTGAGTGCCTTGCGCCATAAGCTTTTCCCACTCAGCTTCAGACGTAGCGGCAGATTTCATGATGGTAGCTTTCGCCTCGGCCTCTACCAACTTGAGGTTTGCTGACGCAGCTTGGGCGCTTGCCTTTCCTTTGAGCCAGCCGCCTGCAAGTTCAGCGATTGGGCCTATGAGTGCTTGTAACATTTAACTAATCCCAGAATTTTGTTTTAGGGGGTGCAAATCTTGGCTGACATTCACAGCCAGTCTTTCGTTCGTAGGTATATTGGCGTCCAACCCAAACTTGGTTAGCTGAATTTTCAATGGCCTTGGCAAATTCGAGACATCGGTAGACGTCCAAAAAGAATGCATCCCCTCCAATCGGGAGAGCCAATCCGCTTTCGATTTGTACACAGACGAGTATGAAAGCGAGGCGCATATCATTTCTCGTGACCTATCCACACAGCTATTGTCCCAGTCATGGCCCCGCTGCATACGCTGATCATTGCGCTCTGCTGTGTAGACAACTCTTCTAGTGACATACCCCATTCCAGAACTCGAACATACATGATGGTCATGACCAGCATCATGGCGCGTGGTAAGAGCTTCCAAGCCAGCACTTTCTCCATCGCTATTGTCATATTTCACTCCTATTTGAATGCGTTACTGAACCCACTTTTAAATGCCGAACGACCACCAGAGCTTTCACTTTTCTCACCAGCCAGACGATCAGTGATCCCCTCTCTGGCAGAGCGGACGCCACCAACAACAGGGATACGCGAAGCAAACTCGCGAGCTGCTGACCTCTCTTTAGCGTTGCTCGCTGGTGTTGAACCCATAGCGGCATCTTTTATTCCAGCCGTCATAGTAATTGCTGAGTTACCTAGACCATATGATGGGCCAAGAAGAGTAGACCAGATGCGCTGCTGACCGTAGGCACCGTTGTCTACCTGACTGGCAGACGAGTGCAGTACGTCTGCAATCAAACCGAAGCCACCCATCTGCATTAAGCCTTCGAGATACCAGCCTAAGAAGTTTTGCTCGTTTCCGTGTACCTTCTCGTCGTAGCCCATAAACTTGGCTGCGTTGCGCACGCGAACCTCTGGAGACTTCTCGTCCTCGCCACCCCGTCGCTGAACAATATCTTTAATAGCCAGAGCACCAGCGCCAGATGCAGGGCCGAGTGTCATGAAGTAGAGCAGTGGTTTAAAGTTACGGTGTCTGTAAGCCTCTGTCAGAACATTGCCTGCCATGCGCTGCATCATTAGCGGGAATGATTTAAGCTGGAAGAGCAGCGCACCTGTGGGTGTCTGCGCCCACAAAGGAGTGTCGTCTGCGTTAGGTTGGAAGACGCTTTGGTTTGCAAACTTTAGCACACCCATACGCAAAGCCTTATCGTCATCGAGCAGCTTTCTATCAGATAAAGACGTGTCCCCCCTGCGCTGACCCTTTGCGTAGTCTTGCATGCCGAACATACTAAGCTGGCGATATGCCATCTTGTATTGGCGAGACTGATTTTCGAGAGCAACATTAGGATTGTAATGCTTGGCTGTCTTGGTCTGGTACATCTTGAATGTCTCGTACCCGACTGCGCCTGCCATCTTGCGGTTCATGTCTGTCCAAGGTGTCAGCATTGTCGCGTTAAAGAAGGCGTTGCTTCCTTTGCTGTCTACTCCACCATACATGTGGATCATACGGTCATGGACAATGTTCTCCATTGCCACGCCAATCTCCTTCATAGCGCGTGAGTATTCTGGATCAGCGGCCAGATTGTACTGAGCTTTAGCCCATGATGAGAACGACTGTGACCTAATGATTGGGAGGGCGAGATCGCCAAGAGATGTTAGAGTTGTAAAGCCAAGCAGTGTTACGTTGTTTATTGAACGTAGGGCGCGGCTTGTCTGTAGCATCGTCCGTCCGTTGGCTGCCCCACCATTGATTGGCTGCTTGCGAGACACACGCATAGCGTTCTCGATGAAGCCGTGAGCGTCCTTAGTAATCGGAGTTGGCTCGCCTTTAAAGTCAGACAAAGCACCCATGATTGCATCTGCCCGACGTTGATATGTCAGTGGTATCTCACCGCTGATCCGAGGGGCAACCTTGTCTAGCATGTCACGAGCGGCTGGCGCTCCCGCTGGCGAGTTGAATACCTCTACCAAGACGTCAGCAAACTCTTGACCTTTCGCTGGTTTATTTGAGAATGGCATTAATGTCTGGTCTTTGAGGTCAACCTCTTCCACGCCATTGCCGTCCACGATACGGAAATTTTTGACGTACTCTTTATTCGTGGAGAGCAGCTTGGCTATGCCTTTCTTGCCACCTTCTGCTGCTGACATGTAGTCACTGACGCCATGCGAGTTGAGGCCAAACTTTTCTACGTGCAGCATCCTTCTTGAGGTGCTCTCGAAGTATTTAACCAGCATGGTTTCGAGGTCGTTCTCTAAAAATTTATCCATAAGCTTCATAATCTCTGGATGTTTCTCCAGCTCGATCATTCTACTGTAGTCTATGGACGAAGCGGCTGGTGACGTAGACGAACCACGGAAGCTGCCAGTCATTACACCATCGTCGTTGTCTAATCCAGATAGGGTTTCAGTAATTCCGTCTACAAACTCGTCTGCTTCTGTCTCGGTAACTACTTTTCCTTCGGCTGTCTTTTCCTTGTAGTAGTACGCACGCATTGCATCACGGAACTCAGGCTCATTATCGCGTATCTTCTCAGGCACCCAGACTTGTGGGACGTAGTCACGACGGTATCCGACAAACATACCAGCATCTCGCATGCCTTGATGTTCGTCGTTAAACTTCTCGCGTATCTGAGTAGCGACGTTGTACTCGTCTGCCGTTAAGTTCTTGCCAGCCCTGCTGTCTAGGCCAAAGCGAAGAGCTGTCATTATTTTTTTATGTGAGGCAGGCTGCTTCGGATCACCCATGCCCACGAGCACTTGGCTCTTCTTGAACCAGTTGGTTGCCTTGCCGCCAGCATCTGGCAGACGCTTGAGCGCATGATACACAGGCATGAATTTCTTAGCAAAGGTCTGGTTCTGATTTGGGAAGTGATCACGATACCAGCCGCCGAGCCAGTTCATTCCCATACGTTCCATGTTAGTGGACTGAGCACTGAGAAAGCCCATCGGACTTAGCTTTGTGACTGCCTTCTCTTCTCGTGGTTTGAGTACACGCTGGCGCATGATCGAACCCATCGCATCTACAAGATCAGGCTCCGCACCATTGGCTTCGAGGTTGTCTAGGAATTGAGTGGCCATCGCTGGCTCTGCCTTGTCTATATTACCCTTTGACATCTCAACAGTCATTGAGCCATTGAAGCCTTTTGTGGCCAAGGGGCTTTCACGATAGTACATACGAGCGTCGTCTTGGTCGAAGTGCTTGGCCTCAACATGCTTTGCCTGCTCTGGGCTGAACAGTACGAAAGCATCATATATCTTAGCAGAGCCAAGACGTGCGCCTTCTTCTGTCATATCGCCGTACATATCACGGTCAGAGATCGTGCTCATGTGAGACGTTTTCATGCTGTCGTAACCCATCTCCTCCAGCATACCGTTGAGCGTACTCTTTGACTGCACGCGAGAGCCGCCGTTGGCTTCTTCGATTATGCCTGCAAGAAACTTATACGCTTGATCACCATTAAGGTTTTCACTTGGCGCTGCGGCCAGACGTTTACCAAGAGCTTCCTCGTCCATGAGACCAGTGCCTACCATCCTACTGAATACCGCCTGCATGAAGGGGCCACCCAAGTAGTGCTCTGTGTTCAGAGAGAAGTCTGCCGTATTTATCATCCGTGTGTAGAGGGGCATCACGGCAGGGTCTCCTACCATACCGTGATGGATGAGTAGGTCGTCTATGCTTTGCTCTATTGTTAGTAGGTCATCAAGTACGTCTTGAACGTCCTCTTTTGTTTTGACCATGATGTCACGCTCGAAGGCAAGCATGTCCTTGCTTTCGTCATCGAGATCGTCAAAGCGAATGCCACCAAGCATACCGTCCTGTTGGGAGTTATAGTCATCGAGGCTATCGCTGGCAGTTGCGTATTCTCTGCGCTTCTGAGAAATTTCAGAACGGACTAGGCCAAGCTGGTTTGCGGCATCCTTGAGTTCTTCTTTAATCTCGTCTGACAGGTTTGAGCGTGAGATCATAGACGTCATTGCGCCTATTGTGGGTCGTCTCGCATAGGCTGCGTCGAGAGTTTTTGCGTCTGGCGAAATGTAAATGCCAGGGCCGAATGCTCCGTCTCCGTCAGACATAACTACGTCTGGGTTCGTCTGGCTGTCAAAAGCCTTACCATTCGGGGTCGCATGGTAGTAAGTAACTGGCCCGTTTTCGTCTTCGCTAAACTTACCGCCGCCAGTGTATTTCTTGATTGCTGCCATGCGTGCAGGGGTAGAGTGACGCATGACATCGTTCGCGAATTGGTGTGCGTATGTTGGAGACACAGCGCGTCCACGTCTACCTAATACAGCCAGCGGCCCCTTGCTCGGTGCTTCGAACATGTCTCCGTAGAACATGAGCTGACGGAACTGCTGCTTTACGTCCTTACGGCCAATGAGGCCGTTGACAATGTAGGCAACAAACTCTCTCGCTCTGTCGATTGCCGTGTGGAAAGAGTTCTTTAGGCTAAGAGAGGAGAGATCGCCACTGTTGAGGGCTTCAAGAATGTCTCCCCTTGCAACGCGCTCGCCCATGTATTTGGCGAGGCTTTCCGCGAACCATTCTTCGGCAAGGATAAGCTCCTTCTGTGCCTCACTTGCGTCTCCATACTTACCTCCATAGTCTTTGTTGATACGTGATTTCAGCTTGTCGTCAGAGCTGCGGTATAACTGTACTACTGCATCCATCTCTTTCTCAGGAAGCATGCCAGCACGCACGACTGTGTGCGCGATTTCATGGACGACATCGAACGGGTTAGAGTTCCCCTTGGTCAGGCCAATGGCGAGGCGACGTGTGTCTGCACGGAACTTTTTGAACTGCTCGCCACGGAAATCCATTGCCGCATTCTTAACACCAGCGGGATCAACGCCAGCGAGACGGGCCATGTCTGTAGCTGACATGATGTTCGTGTCGTCTAGCACGTCCCGTGTTGCTTTCCCCATGAGGTTCATCATGCGGTATGCCATTGTCCGTTGGGTGTAGTTTACCACTGGGTCGCGGTGGGTAAGGTAGGACAGGATATTGCGCACATTAAATGGTGCGCTAGGTGGTATGCCTGCTGTGGTCGATACGCCTGCGCTTGCATCAACCTCTGCCTTTATGCGCTCGCGGAGGTAGACGTTCTCCAAGAGCTTGGGCATCTTCTGGCTGGCGTTGTTCTTAGTGAACTTGTTGCGCTGGATACGACGAGTGTTGTTCCACAGGAGCATGTCTACTGTGTCACCGTCTCCATCGCGAACAGCATCTCGCAGCATCTGTAGTAATTCTGGTTCTTGCATACGCCCAATGTCGTCGGGGATTGGGACAGCTTTTATTAACCCTTGCTCGTAGTTGAGGTTGTCTTTTTCTAGCATCATAAAGGCGATCTGCTCTTCGCGATCTGTGCTGTCTGCGCTTATGAATGCCTCCTCTAATTCTCTGGAGCTTTTCCCCCGCAGTGATGCAGTAAACGGGTCGTCTCCCCGTCCTGTTTTCTTGGCCAGACCTTTCTCTTTACCTGTGCGAATTAACTCTGCTGCTTTTCTTGCGGCTGCCTGCTTTTCACTTGTTTGATTGATTGCGCGTTTGACAGACTTAGGCTTGGGCTGCCCTAAATTTTTCCAGCTCATGGGCTTTGAGGCCAGCTCACTGTTTTCTGCCGTCTTGAACGCATGCCTGATAGCGCGTTGCATAGTGCGCGTAGCA